GTCGCGAATAACCCACGTTGAATGCTGTAGAAGAACCTATCATCTGCCAACTACCCTCTTCAGGTTCTTGTTTAATATCTTATCCATATTCTTTTGCACAACACCCCTAACTGTTTTATAGAACTCAATACGCTTTCTGTAAAAGACTGAACTTTCAAGAGCCACAATCAGCTTCAGCTTTGGATTACGTTTTCCACCTACTCTTCTCCATACACCATCAATACCTTTAACATTACCCATAAACTCAGTATTCCTTTTGATCAGTCCAGTTCTTTTTCCTTTAATATTACCAAATGCATTTATCTTAGCCTTGTCTACTGGTACTGGTATCTTATTCTTCTCAGGTAATCGCAAACCACCTTCAAATTGTTTCTCTAAATACTTTGCTTGTATATCAGGTATAAATACCAATGCAGATAAGTCTCTTGCTTTAGCTTTAAATAACTTAACACCTGTATATGTAAACTTAGTTGGTTTATCTAGCTTCTTCAGTAATTGAGCTCTCATAGCATTAACTGACTTAACACCAACCTCATTAATAGAATCAGAAACTATCTCAGGCATATGCTTCTTCTGAAACATACCTAACTTCTTTTCTAATTCTTTAGCGTTAGTCTTGATGTCTATACTTACAGTCATCCCTTTCTCCAATGTGATTGTGTTTGAAACTTTAGACCTAATGCCTTAGCTTTCCTTCTGATCGTAGATGGATGTACATCATAAGTCATAGCAATATCATGTGATGATTTGCCTTCCTTAATCTTCTGTTCTAATTTTTGTTTATCTATCTTCATAAGTTCTCGTAATGTTCTATTAACTTATTAATATACCAAACAGACTTCTGTAAGTCTTGTATATTGCTATCTTTGTAAGATTCTCTCCAAATGTATTTTAGTGCTGCACCTTTTAAATATCCCTTATATTCATCTTGAGTTAATGCAGCTTTGATTGCATCAATACATTCAATAGACCCTTTTCTATAATGTGGTGGTGAATTTACCATATCTACTTTCTTCATTTCTCTCTCCTTATTATTTCATTCTTACATTTTTGTATGACCTTTTTCTTTGCACTTGATGATTCAATATAATCATTCAGTTCTTTTAGTGTCATACACTTTAGATAGTAATGCTCAGTAGTTATCTTACCTGTAGCTCTATCTCTAATCTTTGCACTTGGTTTTAGTTTTATTGGCATTAAAAAACTCCTCTTGTTCTATATTCTTTTAATTGATCTATCTTGACTAAATATGCTTTCTTGAATTGATCATCACCTTTACCTATAAATTTTGCAGGTGCTAACATATTCCTACTTACACATTCCCATATTCTCATAGGAGTTATGTAAATAAATTCTATTCCAGTATAGATAACCCATACATCTGATCTTGTAGAATTTAAACCACTAGGTTTATCGTACATCTCAACTTCTATAACAATATTACCTGTCTCCTGACTTTTTTTATCTGATTTTACTTCTACATAAATATTTAATTCAGGTATATAAATATCATAAGGTTTTACTTTTCCTTCTAATTTAGTTGCAAGAGGATATTTCTCATGTATTTTTGCAAGAACTATATCTTCTACTTTCTTGCCCTGATCCAAGTCTCTATGAAATGTACTCATTTCTTTTTATCCTTTTTCTTCTTACCAAATACCTTATCCCAATTAGCATCTATCTTCTTCTTATCTTCTTTCCTTCTTTTACTACCCTTCCCACCATCTTTAACATCATTCCACTTAGACATAATTAACCTTCTGAAAATTAACTGACTTATCTAATTTAGATAACAGTTCTTTTGCTTTCATAAAATCATCAGGAATACATCGTAATAATTCTTCAATACTAAATATCATTATGTCATTTTCATCTTTATGTATCATTTCAAGTGCTGGTTTCTCATCATCAGTATCACAAACTAATGCAGTCTTGTTATCAAAGTTAAAGCACTTAACATTTGGCTGGATCATAATGTAACCACTTTCTTCGCATTTAATATTTAACTGCTCATAAGCTCTGATCATCATCTCAACCATTTTAAGTTTTTGAGCAGTCGTATCATTATGTAAAGAATCTTTTAGTAATTGTTCTGCTTTACAAAATTTAATCTCAAACTGAACACCAACCATCTTAAAGATTCGTTTACGATTACCCCACTTCACAAAAGTTTCTAATTCATAAACCCTAAGTTCTTTTAATTTATCTTCTAATGTTTCATCTAAATATGTTTTCATAAAACTCCGAACATTTAGTAGGAAGTAAGGGAAGTATTACATACTTCCTTCCCTTCCTTCCGACCTATTTATTGTTTTTCACCAAAAACTTCCTTAAAACTTCCGACACTTCCTTCCGACACTTCCGACCTAATTATCATTTGTTTTAGGAAAATTAGGTGGCATATCCTTAAAATCTTCATGCTGATAACCCCAATCAGGATCATATACAACTGCATCTTTTTTCTTTAATTCACTTAAATGCTTATTTATGTCATTTGCATTTGAGTCTTCACCCTTAGTATTTTTTACATGACCTACTAAATCTGCTGGTTGCAAATATACACTTTGTGGAGAAGCAATATCTTTTTGCATAGCTACAATTTTTAATGCATCTGAGGTTCTTTTTTGCATAGGTGGTAAGCCAGTTTTCTTTTTGACTTTTATTTCAACATCAGTTTCTTCTAAAAATCCTGATGTAAGATTCAATCCTTCGCCTATAATTTGTACTTCTTTAAACATAAAGTTTTTAACAGCCATACCTTGACCATCTTTATTTAATGTCTGCTCAAAAGATACAAGCATCTGCTCATCAACAAAACCATTAACTAATTGATCATCTCTTTCTACTTTAAATTCATAATCTAGAGATGCACCCATTACACTTGATCCTCTACCTCTTGTAGAGTTGCCATGACCAGTATGATGCACTAAACATACACAACACTTATAATGTGAAATAAGTCCATCTAATTTATTAATAAAGTTACCCACATCTTCTGCACTATTCTCATTACCTACAAAGTTACGCTGGAATGTATCAATAACAATCATGCCTATATCACCTACTTCTTGTACTAATGCTTCTATCTCATCTTCTAGCATCTTAAAATCATCAGGATCATTAACTCTAACTGCTCTATCAGATAGATATAAAGGTACGTTGTTTAGATCAAACATACCTTGTTGCCAAGCTGCTAATCTTCTTTTAACACCTCTCTGACCCTCACCACATACATACATTACTGGTTTAGCGTATGCTTTATTGCCATAAAATCTTTCACCTTTAGCAATAGAAGCTGCCATAGCTATAGCAATAAACGACTTACCACTCTTAGGAGCTCCAAAGATGCACATCAATGATTCCTTTTCTACTACATCTTCTATGAGCCAATCAGGGTTATCTACCTGTCTTAACACCTCATCTGCTCTTGTAAAGGTAACAGCACCTTTAGGTTTCTTCTCAGTACAATTAATTATGTATTCTTCTAAATCTTTTGACTCTTTAAAATCACCCCTTGTATATGCATCATATAAATCATCTTTTTCATAAAATGTTTCAGGTGGTTGTGCTACTTTTACTTTACATCCATTCTTCTTTAGCATCTTAGCTATGTCATTTGCACACTTAATACCAGCTTCATCATTATCAGGAAATACCCAAACTTCCCTACCAAATATAGGACTCCAATCTGCTTTCTCCCAGCTATTAACTCCACCATGCCAAGTACAGCTATCACCCTCATAAATCGCTTCACAGCCCCTTAGAGCCTTCTCACCTTCATTTATGATAATAGGTTTAGTAGGGTACTTATTTGTGTAATAAATAGGAAGAGAGCCTTCAGGTCGCTTCATAGACCAAGTTTGATCATTGTTGGCTGTAAATGGTGCGTATTTTTGCTTAATAAAGTGTCCTTCAGGAAATCGCATCACCATAAAATTATCAGCATACTTGACCTTCACAATTGCTTGTTTGTAAAGATCAATCATCTGCTCTCTAGAGAATGACCTAGCATTACTTGTGGTTTTGCTTTTAGGGGGAGAAAAACCACTTAATAAGGAGTCATTTGATTGTAATGCTAAGTCATAACCAAACTGTTTTAAAACTGTATTGACATCTTGATTCAAGTGTTTGATTAAATCTATTAATCCACCACCAGTATCATTCTCAAAATCAAACCAAGTTCCTGCTTCTAAGTTAAGAACAAAAGAACCCTTGCGACCCCATCTTAATTCATTAGATGAGGTGCTAGTAGGTTCACCTAGTAATTGCTTTGCAACTTCAGGTGCTATTCTTTGCCAATCTACTGATTGCATCAGAATGGTATATCATCATCTGTTAATTCATTCTGACTTACCATCTCAGCTACTTTATCGCTAAGACCATCATTAGGACTCTTAAATGTGTCTTCTACTGGTGCTTCCTGATCTGTATACCAACTTGGTATTACAAACTCAGGACTTCTTGGTGCAAATTTAGCAAAGCTAAAAGTTAGCTCAGAAGAATTACCCATACCAACCTGAATTGGTTTTGATCCTTCAAACTTAACTACTGGAAGAGAATCAGATGATGTATCCATTTGATTCCAAAATGTAGCTAATAGGCTATTAAATGCACTTGTTTCTGCGTAGGTAAATCTTTGCCATAAGTAAGCATGTTGTGCTCCTTGAGGAAATACCCAAGCACTAAATGCTCTTTTAAAATCCTCTGCTGGTTTAGAACTAACTACACCAAATTTATCATCCCAGTGATATTCAAAACCTTCAGCTTTTGTATAACGACCCCAGCCACTTTTAAAGGAAGCAGGATCAAGCTGTAGATATTGAAAATCAAGAGGAGTTTCACCATTAGCAAAAAACTTCTGCTGCATGGTTTTAAAAGCAAGATAAACTTGCTGACTCTCACTGTTGGAACTACTCATTCCACCTAATATATCCATATACTCTCCTATGGTTAATGTATTGTTTTCTCAATACTGTTTAAATAATCAGCTTCAAGTTGGGTATAACACCTTTCCTTAAAACTTTCAAAATCCTCGTCATTTATAATGCCAAGAAATTCGCAAGCACTTTGTATCTTTTCATAGGCGAACCTACAATAATCCTCAAAGTCCTGCTCAAGCAGGTAGCTGTTTAAATCCATCTGCCTTTTGTATGATTTCATCTAACCTTTCGCATATATCTGATAAAGGACACATATATATGCATTCCCAATTAGCTTTATCAAAGTTGTTCATTAAAAATAGTGGCACTACAGCCATAATGCTTCTTCTATCAAACTTATAGATCAATATAGGTATCAAGTTATCACCAGCACTATCTACTGCTTGTTGCCACCATTCGTTCTTGTAAATGTTTTGCTTGCCATTGTTCTTATATCTTTTACATTCAATCGCAAAGTTCCTGAAATAAATGTCAGCCATGCCTTTAGTTTGATACTGATCCAAATTTCTTTTAACTCTCTCTTCTAAACCTTTTTCTTCCAAAACTGTATTGAGCTTGTTGACTATAAGTCTCTCAAAAGCTGCACCTTTATTTCTACCATTTACCATTAATCTAACTCGTTAATCATGTATATAAATGCTAATACACTTATTAATCCACCTATAAATACTAATCCAAATATTCCTGCAATAAAATATAGAATCCACTCAAGCATCGTAATCAGTCCTTACTACTTTGCCACTCATATATGTTACTTCTCTGTAATGCTTGCCAGCACCTTTTTGGAAATAATATGTTTTGATCTGCTTATCTAGTTTTTCTTGTTCTAGTTCTTTTCTACGCTTCTCTACTGCTGCACTATTTTGACCCATGATTATTCTCCTTATAAGAAACCATGCCTAGCTTCAGCAGTAGCTGAGTAGCAGATTCGATATTCATATTATTTGTGATTGCAAACACTTTGATATCCTTATGTAATTCTTCAGGAATCCAAAGTGCCTTTTTTGTTTTTTCGTCCATAATGACTCTCCGTTTTTTATATTAATATTAATTTGATAATAAAGCTAGAACTTTATTACCTACTCTTCCAAAAACCCTTATACTAATCTCAAGGGCAAATGATAAACTCTCCATAAATCTAAATACTCTCATATATCTATTGCCCTTACTTACAACACCAAATCCACAACATTAGGACTATTGTAAATACTTAAAGGTTTACCCTTTTGATATTCTTTATACTGATCCAAATAAGTTTCCATCATAGTCCAGCCATAATCCATTTGTTCTTTAGTGATCCTAAATACTTTAGATGCATAAGGATGTACTTTCTCTTGAGCTATGAATAAGAAATCAGTAACTTCATATCCTGCCATCTCCATTCCCCTTCTATAAAATGATGCTTGTAAGTCGTAGCTATACTTTTTAACTGAATAATTAAAAGCATGAGGTTCGCATGATTGTGTAGTTTTATAATCTACTATCACAATCTTGTTATCTGAATTAGGTGCATCTAAAGGTGGGCACATTAAATCAGGTCTACACTTACAAAGCACATCATCTTCATACCAGTAAACACTAGCTTCTGCTATCTTACCTTTTGCATTTAGATAGGCATTACCCTCATAGATCATGTTGTCCTTCATGCCCTGTATAACTTTTGCATCATCTTCTTTAAGCACGATATAACCAGCTTCTTCATATTCAGCCTTTTCTTCTTTATATGCTTTGGTATAAGGTGATCCTGTAATTACTCTGACCTCTTTATCAAATGCTTCTTGTCCTTCTACTAATAAAGCATGAGCTGCTGTTCCAAACTTTAATGCTGGTGATTCCTCTTGCTTATGCTCAACAGCATGAAGCTGAGACTGACCAAACCTTCTGATGTAACTAGAGCTAACTCCTACGCCAGCATGATAGTCCTGATTAGGTATATCTTTATAAATAAGAGCCTGACCCTTTTGCTTAGATTCAAACTTCTTTAGTGATTCTATTTTCATCTTGCTAATCCTAATATGTATTTAACTTCATCAAGTGAATCCCTGACTTTGTATTCATCTTCACCAACCTCAACAATAACTTCACTGGTGAACTGGTCTTTATAGAAACCACTGATTGCTCTTGGTGGGATATTTAATTCACCACCACCTAATAAATTAAATGTTACATTCATTTTCTGTTATTCCTGTCGTTGATTAAAAGTGCAGCACCATATGATAGGTAAGCTACAGCAGCTACTAATATTAATAATTGAAAGTCCATTATTTCTTCTCCTTTTTATTTAATTTATGTAATTTATAAATGCTTTTCTGATACTCAAAATCAGATTGCATATCTTCCCAAATCTCATCTTTGAGTTCTTGTTTGATAGAAGCATCAACTTTAGTTACTAATTCAAACTCAGACTTCTTAGGAATCCACCATTGATGATTCAATGATTTGTATTCAGGAGATGGTTGACCTGTATCTTTCCATCTCCATTCAATAGCACCATGCTTGGTATTGCACATTAGGTTCATTACTTCTTCTCCTTAGTTAATTTAACCTTATGCCCTTGAGCAATTAATCTTGCTCTCTTACTAGCCATGTAGAATAAGTCGCTAGTCTTGATAGCAACCACCCAGCCTAAGCTAGGTAGTTGAACTTGTAGTGTGTATCTAGTCATAATACTTGCTCCTTAAGTTTTAATTCTTATATGGTATACCCTCATCCCCACCGGTGTGGCATTCGCTACAATAATGTTTAGGTGGGATTGTATAATCTGCGTCCCAAAATTGTGAGCCACCACATTCATAAAACTCCCACTTATTATCCCAAAAATAACGATAGGCTTTTGGTTTACCTAGTTTGAATTTTTTATTGCATTTATTACAATTTACTTTATTTGTCATGTTATTTAACTCCTTATTTTTAATTAACATACTACCCATTATATATAAAAATATATAAATGTATATAGTTATATGAAAATATTTTAATTTATTTTTAGGTGCTAAATTAAAGGATTTAGAACTGGTACTGAGCTTAAATTGTCTAGTGTTTCTTTTAGAGAATCTAATTCCATAGATTCGGTGATAACTTTCTTGTCAAAAGTAAAATAGTTTTGTGATGATGTATTTGCTTTGAACATGATTCGTTTATCTTCTCCATCAAAGAATACAAAAGCTAGAATATCGCAAGTGTAATGTTTATAGGTTTCAGATTGTGACCTTGAGTTCTCAGCAGCAAATACAAACTTCTTTTCTTTAGTGGCTCTTCTGCTTTTTACTTGCACTGTATATTTAGCTGATCCAAACTCAACCATAAGATCAGCAGGATGTTTTTCTTGGGTTGGGTAACAAAAGTCAGCGTACTCAAGCAAGAAGGTTTGAACTAATGATTCTCCTAAAGCACCAAGTCTAGAATTAGCTTGATGTTGGTCTGATGTTTTTCTTGGCACTTTTACACAAAGCTAGTTTTCTTGAATTCCTAGCTGCCCTATTTGGTGTATCTACAGTTGCATATTTTGAACGTAAAATCTCTTCAGATGCTTCAAGCCATGCTCCCATTTCCATTAATGCTCTTGTTCTTCTAAAATTCATCCAACCAGTTATACCCATTTGAAAAGCACAATCTATACATACTTCTTGAGCAAGTGGTGGGAAACTTCTCCATACTTCCCAATTTTTATCTAAGTTATCTACTACTCTTTGAATGTCATTTTCTAAAAGATACATAGCTTCATCTTCTGATATGCCATTGGCATCCAAATTCCTTCCAACCCCAATTGAATTTTTGTCATTTTTGCATTTATACAATTGAAGAACCAATCCTTCATTCTTGATTAGCATTTCTTTTATGTTGTCGTACATTACTTTGTCAATCCTTTAGTTTTCTCATAGCTTCTCATACCACCAAGTCCTAGCATACCCATTAATACAGGTAACATAGTAGAAGTATCAGCTTGAGGTACATCAATACCAAAAGGTGCTAATAAAGGACTAATTAGAAAGTTGACTGCAAAACCTGCAACACATACCCAAGCTGTTGCTGGTCGCCAAGATGATTGAAACCAATTACCTTTAGCTTCTTCTTTGTTTACTTCTATTTGTGCTTTTGCAATTTCGTGAATATGTTTTTCTGACATGGTTGCAAGTTCATGTGCAATCTTTTGTTTGACATCAGCATCAGGAATGAATTTATCTAGGATATCGCTGATAGGCTTGATAAGTTTGTCTATCATAAGTTTGTGTTTATTAGATTAAACCTCTAATAATAATTGTTATCAAGGATGCCACTATTGTTGTAAGACCACCTAAAAGCCACATTCTCATACTATTTATTGATGCTTGTAGATCATCAGTTTTTCTATAAATAGTTTTCCATCTTTCTTCGCACATCTTTTCATGTACTTGTAGTTGTGTGTGGACTTCTGCTGTAGTCTTACGAGCTGGCATTTATTTTTCCTCTTGATCCTCTACCTCAGCTTCTTCATTTGTAGCATTGATAGCTCTATCAAATGATTGAATACATAGATTCTTATATTCATCAGTGATCACATAATCATCATAGTATTCTTGAAGTCTAGCTAGTTTTTTACCAGCAATATTTAATTTAGCAGCTAGTGCCATTTGATCCTCGTTTAGATCAGCAGCTCTGTATTCTGTGCCATTAAATGTGATTATTACTGGTTCTTGGTTTTCCATCTTATTTTCTTCTTTACTCATTTAACTCTCCTATAAGTTTATTAAAATTAAATTATATACTAAGAATTATTTTCTATGTAAGTTTTGCCAGTAGAAATTGCATCATTATATGAAGATAAATCCTCATCACTACCAGCTACATCAGGATCTGTATACGCTAAAACGATTTCCAAATGATCTACGTTTCTTTGTACCATATCGTTAATTTCTGATTGCTCCATGCCTTCAACATCATAACTTCCAGCGTTTACTTCGTTAATAAGTGTTACGCTATCTGTTGCTGCTGTTAAGACTTCGCTTACTGTTTGTGCCATATTATTCTCCTTGTTATCCTTCTAGGGTTTCTATTCTTGATTTTAAATCATCAATTATTGTTTGTTGTTCTTGTATAGCTTTGGTTAAAACTGCAACTAAATTATCAGTAGTCATTTTTAATTTATCTGTTTCTTCATTGTCAGCTATTACAGGATTATCACCTTCAGCAGTAATAACTTCTTGTGCTAAAAAGCCATATTTAGTTCTGCCAACTGCTGTATCGCTATCCCTATTTTCTCTAAATTTATAAGATACTGGTCTTAAATTATTAACTAAATCTAATCCAACTGGTATGTCTTGTATTTCTGTTTTATCTCTTTGGTCAGAAGTTACTGTCCAAGCTACTTGAATATAAGCGTTAGTAATAGAAGTGTTTCCTAAAATAATTCTGTTGCTTTGAGATGTAAGACTAAGTGGAGAAGAGCCAATTCTACCAGCTCTATTACCTAAACATAAATTATTACTACCAGTAGTTGCATTTTGTCCTGCTAATCTACCAACAAATGTGCTTTCTGTTTGTGTTGTAGAATCTTCACCAGTTTCAGCACCAACTAATACATTATAATTACCTGTTGTTAAATTTACACCAGCACTTGCTCCTACTGCAACATTGCTTGCACCTGTTGTAAGGTCTGTTAATGCTATACGCCCAAAAGCTGTATTACTATTTGCTGTTGTACAAGCATCTAATGCACCATGTCCCATAGCTGTATTACCAACACCTGTTGTTAAAACTCCTAAAGCATTTCTACCAAAAGCATTATTGTCTGAACCTGTTGTATTAGCATCTAATGCACCAGAGCCAAAAGCATTGTTATCGTGACCTGTAGTGTTTGCTGATAAAGCACCATGACCAAATGCTGAATTGTTACTAGCAGAACTATTAGAAGCTAATGCACTTCTACCAAAAGCATTATTGTATGAACCTCCTGAATTGGCTGATAAAGCACTATATCCTAGAGCATTATTCATAATGCCACTTGTATTCGCATCTAATGCTAAAGAACCTACTGCTGTATTTTCAGAACCTGTAGTGTTTGCTGCCAAAGAACTTGTACCTACTGCTGTGTTGTTAGAAGCAGTTGTGTTTGCAAATAAAGAGTTATAACCTAAAGCTGTATTACTATTACCAGTTGTATTGCCTAAAAGTGAATAAAAACCAACTGCGGAAAGTTCTGTACCTGTTGTATTATTTATTAATGATGCTCTTCCAACAGCTGTATTACTTGCACCAGTCGTGTTTGCTGATAATGCTTGATAACCAACTGCTGTGTTATCATCTGCTGTAGTGTTAGCATCTAATGATTGAGTACCTACTGCTACGTTTCTTGTACCTGTAGTGTTTGCTGATAGTGATAGATAACCGACTGCTGTGTTGTTACTTGCTGTGGTATTGGCATCAAGTGCCTCTCTACCAATAGCAACATTACCTGTTCCTGTTGTTATAGCAGTCATAGCTTGATTACCAACAGCAGTATTTAAAGTTCCTGTAGTTAAATTTTGCATTGCTACATAACCAATAGCAGTATTTGCACCACCAGTAGTACAGGTACTTAATGAAGCATAGCCAACAGCAGTATTTTCACTAGCAGTTGTTGATGCATCAGATGCTAAAGCACCAATAGCTACATTTGATGTACCTGTAGTGTTTGCATTTAAAGCAGATGCACCGACTGCGGTGTTGTTACCACCACTAAGAGAACCATTAGATAAAGCCGTATCACCTAAAGCTACGTTGTTTGTACCAGTTGGATAATTACCATCAAGTTTAATTGTTCCACCGTCTACTGAGAGGTTACCATTTACAGTTAATGTTGAACCATCAAAAGTAAAATTAGCTTCACCATTTAATGTATTTGCAGTACCACTACCTGTAATAACTCTATTATCAGCATTGTTATTAATAGTAGTTCCTGAAACTGATGAAAAAGATAAATTACCAGCACCATCAGTTGTTAGAACTTGACCACTTGTACCATCAGTTACATTTATTTCTGAGATACCAACTGTATTTGCATCAATAGAAGCTGATAAAGCAACATTACCAGTTCCATCAAAAGAAACTGCTGAAGCTGTAATATCTCCTGAAATACTAAAATCTCTTGCTGTAGCTAAAGCTGTTGCTGTTCCTGCATTACCTGTAGCTGAAGCTGCAACCACATTTAAAGCATCAACAAATGTTTTTGTGACTCTTGTATCAATAGCACTATTTGATCTTGTATCTGTATAGTAAAGGTTAGTTGTTCCTTCGCTGACTGTATCAGTATCGCCTTGAGTATAAGATAAAACACCTGTTGTTGAGTTATAGGATAATTGTGTTGAATCTTCGCTTATAGAAGCTCTTGCCCTAGCATCAGTATAATAAAGGTTTGACCCTTCAGATAAATCTGATGTAGATTTAGAGCTTAAATCAAGATTAGCTCCTGTTTGTAAATTGATTCTAGTATCTGCTCTTGCATTGGTGAAATAAATATTAGTTGATCCTTCTCCTATATCATCAGTATCTAATACAACAGCACCAGTTTGTGTATTAACACTTGTTACTGGAGCAGTAGCTTGAGTAAAGCTAATAACACCAGTTGAACTATTATAAGAAATATCACCAGTTGCAGATATAGCACTTCTTGACCTTGCATCTGTATAATACAAATTTGACCCTTCTGCTAAATCTCCAGTATTGTGATTAGATAAGCTAGAAACTGTACCTGTAACTGCTCCTTCAATATTAGCAACTAAAGTACCAAGTGAATTAAGAGTTATGTTACCTGTAGCACTACCATCTGCTGTTGTTAATCCTAGTGTGAATTTATCAACAGATTCATCCCACATAAAGATACCATTATCAGCAGTACCTCTGTTTATAAGCATACCTGAGTCATTTACAGGACTACCTGTTAATCCTGCATTAAGCTGAAATAAGTTATCTTCTATATCTAGGTTAGTAGTATCAAGAGATGTAAGAGTTCCATTAACAGTAAGATTACCTGCTACTGTTAAATCAGATGCAATCTGAACATCATCAGGTAGCGATAGTGTTATATCAGCAGACTCACTACCACTTCCTGACACTGAAATCTTATTAGCAGTTCCAGTAATTGTTTGCACATAGTTACCTGTAGTATCAGTTCCTAGTGCTACTGAATTAGCATCTACGCTTGCAGCTTGTACATTTAATGCATCAACAAATGCTTTAGTAACTCTAGCATCTATAGCTGAGTTAGCTCTTGCATCAGTGTAATAAAGATTAGTAGAACCTTCGCTTAAATCATCGGTATCTTTGTTGTTAAATGCAGAATCAAATCTTGCTGTTGTGTAATATAAATTTGTGCCTTCTGCTAAATCAGATGTAGACTTAGTTGCAAGTCTAGTATCAAAATCTGAATTAACTCTAGCTGTTGTGTAATAAAGATTAGTACCTTCACTTAAATCACCTGTATCTTTAGTAGCTAATCTTGTATCAAAATCTGTATTTGCTCTTGTAGATGTATAGTAAAGATTTGTTGATCCTTCACTAAGATCATCAGTATCTTTATTGCCAAATGCTGTATCAAATCGTGCTTGCGTATAATATAAATTAGTATTCTCAACAACTATAGAAGTATCAAGTGTTGATGTAGTTGCTTGATTAGAACCATTACCTATAAATATCTTTCCATTATCTAAGTTAGGAGTAGCGTTGCTTCTTCCAGCACCACCTACTTTAATAGAACCAGCACTTGCATGACTTCTAATTACCTTACCTATGTTTTGTATTTGACTGGATTCACCTGTTGGAGCTGTAGTTGTATAAGCACCTGCTGTTGTAGATACATAAAGTATTTGTCCTTCTGATACACCTGAAGTATCTAATTCTTCAATAGTACCAAAAGTAACTACTTGTAATGCAGCATTATCATTAGCATCAGATAAAGCTAATCCAAATGCAGGCATTTTAGAAGCATCATCAGCTTTAGCTTGACCAACTGTTGGCACATCACCTGATACGCCTGATATATAAACTACATCACCTTTTGATAAAGCACCATCAGCTTTAGCATTAAATCTTATACCACCTTCTAAATCTCCTATAAATTCTTCTGAAGCTGTAATAATATTAAAAGTAACATCATCAGTTGTAGCTACAGCTTGTCCTATAGCAATACTAGGAGTAGAACCTTCACCAGTTCCACCTGTTACTGTTACACCAGTTCCACCTGACATAGATTCAACATAATCACCAGTAGTATCAGTACCTAAAGTAATTGAATTAATTTGAACTAGTGTATCTATATCTATGTTAGCACTACCATCAAAAGAAGCTGAACCTACAACATCTCCTGATAAAGATATAGTTCTTGCTGTACTTAAAGTATCAGCAGAATCAGCATTACCTGTAAGATCACCAGTTACATTACCTGTAACATTACCTGTTACATTACCAGTAACATCTCCTGTTAAATTGCCTGTAAATGTATTAGATGCAGTAATACTAACACCTGTAGTAATCCAAGCATTATCAGCAGCGTTTCTGATCTTTAATACACTGCTAGATGTATCTACCCATAATTGATGAGCAAATGTAGTTGATGGTTCAGTTGCTCCACTATTGACTGTTGCAATAGCTAAAAGAGCATTGTTTAAGTCTGCTCTAAAATCTGCACCTGACTGGTTTGCTATGTTGTAATCGTGTTGTGCCATAATAAAATCCTATTTTATATATCTTAAATCATTCAGGGATAGTTGGAAATATAACATCAGCAATATTATTGACTGACTGATGTGTAGATGGTAAATCCCTTAATGATTGTCTATATGTTGCCCATTCTTGTTTTTTAGAATCAGATAAAGGACAGTCATTTACTTGAGTCCAATCTGATCCTTTTAATAGTTCGTTTCTTTTGTTTCTTAATATCTCTAATACATTATCAGTTCTAACTACAGCTTCACCATCAACTATTCTATATTCGTTAGGTTGATAACTACCCTCAATAATACCCTGTCCTTCTGTTAAACCTACTTCATTTATTTCTGCAACAGTAGAAGTAGAATATTGTATTTCTCCTGTATCTAAATTATATATACTAAATATATTCATTATCTTGTATTATCCATCATTACATTAAGTGAAAGCTGAGTATGATTATAAGCTCCTGAAAAATATACTCTCCAATAAACAGTTGATTGTGATGCAGATAATGTAGTTATCTGTCCTGTATAAACATAAGTATATCCTCTATAAGTTCCAGCAGTCCAAGAGATATTAGTATTACCACTTGCATTAACCCAAGTAGAATTATCTAAAGAATATTGAACTCTACCACCACTTACATCACCTAAAACTCCTGAGAAGATAGCAACATAACCTGCATTGTCTCTAACCTGAGTTATAGTTACTGGTACAAATGAAGCATTACTACCTGTATATGGTGATGTTCTTTGTACATAAGCCTGACTTTCTCTAGCTAATGGGAACTTTGTTCCTGCTGTTACATGACTAACAATAGTTGAACTTACATTATCAAAGCTCTTAACATTTAAAGTATCAACATTAATTCTTGCTGAATCTAATTGATCAGCAGTAATCTTGGTTGCTGATATACTATCAATCTTATCATTATTAACAGCGTTATCTGCTATTTGAGTTGTATCTACACCACCTGATTTAATAATTAGATTACCACTTCCATCAGTATCAATAGTGACGTTATCTATTTGTATTCTATTAGCGTTTAAAGTTCCTGTAGAAACATTGTCTGCATTTATATTAGTAACATTTACAACTGAAGCATTGATAGTTCCAGTAGTAATAGCACCACCTGATATAGATGTAACATTTGAATTAACTTGAGTACCATCTATAAAAGATTCATCATTTGTTAAAGAAGATATATTATCTCCACTAACAATAATGCTTCCTGCTGTTATAATTCCTGATACATCTATTCTTGCTGCTGCTACAGTTCCAGTAGTAATAGCACCACCTGATATAGATGTAACATTTGAATTAACTTGAGTACCATCTATAAAGTTTTCATTATTAGTTAGAGTAGATATATTGTCACCTTGAACAACAATATTACCAGCAGTAATAATAGTTGAAGCTGATACTGCTCCTGTAGCTCCTGCAACTGATTGTACTGGTGCTGCTGAAGCTGCTCCTGATGCATCAACATAACTTGCATCATTGGTTAAATCAGAAACATTATCTCCACTTACTATAATGCTACCTGTAGATATGATGTCATTAACATTTAATCTAGCAGTATCTATAGTTCCTGCTGTTATTTTTACAGCATTTAAATCATTTATCTTTGCATTAGTAATAGCTAAGTCTGCTATCTTAACCCCTGTAACACCATCCGTTGTTCCTGTTGAATCAGGAAGTTTGTCTGTTATCACTGCTCCATCTTTAATATCAGCACTTCCTGTAGGTGCATCACCAATTGTAAATGTTAAAGTAGCTGCATCAGATTCAGAACCTAATACATTTAATGAACTTACACTAGCTACATAATTAGAAGCAGTAGGTACAAAGTTAAGATCACAATTTGTTACATCAACTATTCTATTTAAAACTTGATTGCCTGAACTATCTACAACATTAACCCTATACTCATACTCAGGAAAATCTGTTGGCTCATTCCAAGATAAGAATGGTCTACCTGTAGAACTAGAATCAGTATCAGTAAATGATAATCCTGTTGGTGCTTTAACTGCATAAGCAGAAGGTAGGTTAGCTAATTCTTCTACTGGTTCTTGAGGTGGTACTTCCCATGTATAAACATCAAAGTATTCTATTAAGCTGACTGCAACCAAACCCCTTGCTTGTAATTCTAATGCTTCTACTCTACAAATTTTTCCTGAAAATCCTAAAGGTGCATAAGTTAAATCTACTATATCTCCTACATTTAACTTATACATTTCAGGAGTTCCTAAGAACTGCATAGTTGTTTGATTTCTGCTTCTAGTTAGAATTGCTTTACCCATGTTGTAAGCAATATAAGGATCATTACAATATGGAAATTCGACTTTAATTTCTAATACTTCATCATTATCATCTGAGTAATATTCAGGACTAGCATCGTGCAATACTGTAACTGTATCTAATTCGTATTTTTTATTTGCATTAAAAAATTCAACTACTACTTTATTTGCTTTTTTATCTTTATTGCCATAATCAACTGATATACCAGCATCAGCAATAATATGATTATCATTAATACTAAATGACGATGTACCTGTATCTTCTATTGATAATTCATATTTGCCATCAATATACAGAAAAATACCCCTCATATTAGCGAGAAGCTCTTGGGCATTATCCATTACATTATTATTAGTATCTACCCAGCCATTAGTAGTGAATCGTTTAACTTTTAATAATGAAGAACCATTTTGCGAAGAATAATTACTACTAAAATATCCATTTATAAAAACGATAAATTCTTGAGTTGTATCAAAATATTCGGTTCTTTGTATCTCTTTTATTTCTACCTCATCTAATACACCATTACCATTAGCATCATATAAATCTAAAAGCTCACCTATTTTGTTTTGCCACCAAGCAGCATTTGCACCTGTACCTGTAATCGTAAAAAAATCATCTCCACTATTAGCAGACCAAGTTAATGATTGTGCTGAACCATTAAAATAAGGCTGGTCAACCTGAGTATCACAAACATTAGCAGCCGAGCTATATGTAGACATATTAATTTGAGATGCAGTTAAACCTTTGCCATATTCATTATTTGTAATGTAATCTAAAAAAACTAAAGCTGGATTATCAGAATGTTTATAGGTAGTTGGAGTACCAAATTGTTGATTTGTATCTCTTGGATCATAAACCCTTTTTCCTTTTACTTGAACTGTTAATCTTGGTACACCTGACCACATACCATCAACATCAAACTTAAAATGGGCTGCTATGTAACAAACCCCATCCAGTCTATGTGTTGATGTCCAATTAGGCATAGATGCAACAAGCATAGGGTCTGCTGATTGACTTGGATTACCATGATGAAGATTTAAAGTAATTCTATATCTTGCGTTTTGATTAGTGCCAAATTGTCCTGCTCCAGCACTTATAGTAGAACCTACTTGAGAAACTGTATTTAAAGGCTGATGCCCATTGTAACCAGTTTGATTGTTTCTATCTGAACCAACATAACTACCATATCTAAATTTATTAGGGTCTGTTAGGGGAGTACCATCTAATTCAATTGTTCTATAAAGAATTTCATCACATTCTCCAACAGATAATGCATAGACCATAAATAAATGTCTTGAATCATTGTTAGAGACATCCATATAAACAACTTGAGCACCTACCCTTCTTGTGCCATATACAACTGGAATCTTGCCACCAGCAGAAGTTTTATTAGCCAATATTTGAGCAGCTTTAGCCTGCATATCTTTAGCTTGTCTATAACCCTTGACTCCACTATAGGTACTATAAGCTGTTAAAGCAGCAGTTACAGGGTTGGCTGCAATCCATGCTCCAACCCTTACAAAGAAATCAACAACAGCTTGCCAAACCATTATTTACCCCACCTAACATCTGATTTAACCTGAGTTGCATATTCCATACCATCATCACCTGCACTAAATGCTTGTTGTGATTCTACTGAAAAATGTCTACCTTTAGTTAAATTCCAATTAGACCAATGAGATGCAACATTCATATTTAAAGTACATCCATTTATGTTTTCAATAATAGCTACATTTCTTATTTGACCCTTAAAAAAACTTATTGCACCTACAATAGTTTCGTCTGTATTAAAGTAAGCTAAATAGATATCTACTGTTTTATCTGTAAATGCACCATCTTGAACTAAAGACCTTACTTGATCTGTAACATTAGAAAAACCTAAATTAATTTCATCTACCTGTAATTGACCTGTTTCAGTTGTAGAATCAATAGTTAAAAAAGAACCACCAGCCTGATAACTGTTTGAATCATAGGTTACATTAGAATACCAATCAGTTAATCTAATAGTAGAAGATAAATTAAGCTCAACTAAAAAAGCTGTCTTAGTTGCTGTTGATGATACTTGAGTTTGTAAATCAGTAGATAAACTTCTAGGCATTAGGTTATAACCTCTCTAACATCAAATGAAATACTATAAAAACCACTAGCATCTGTTGAATACATAATCTCATTATTTTCAAGATAAACAGTAAAGCTAGGCTTGTTTACAGTAACAGCTTCATTATCTGCTAGAGATGCTACTAGGTTAGGTGATATAAGAACAGTTAATGCTCCACCACTATCAGAATCAATATCTGATTGCACCATATAAACTTTACTATGATTGGCAAACTTAATCAGATCACCAGCTTTTAATGCACCTGTTTGACTAGCTGAAAAGCCATCTAAAGCAATAGAAGCATCTCCTGATATATGTGATCCAACTACCTGTATATCTGTTTCTGCCTTACCTGCACCTAAATTATCTAATGGTGCGACTATAGTAAAGTCCTCAAAAGAACCTTTTTGTTTTTGTAAAAATGCAAATACTTCTTGGGCTTTTTCTTGTTGTAAAGGTGGCATTTGAACTGTAAAAGAAAAATATTGACTACCTATTTGTCTGACTTGTTTTTTACCTGATAAAGTCTGATTTATTAAAGTGGGTCTATTATCTTTAAAATTTAAACTTCTAAAATTAGGAGATGTTGGAAATTGTCCTGACATTATACGACTCCCATTTTGCCTTGATTATTCATGGCATTGTTTATGATTGATGTTATCAATCCTTTTCTTGATGCTAATAACTGATCAAATCCAGCAGCATCTACTGTTGATATATTAAAGTTTACTGTTGGTGCTGATTGAATAGCTTGCCCTTTAGTATGGTCTATAACAGTTTCTTGAGGATGTATCATAGCTAAACGACCACCCTTGCCATCTAAACCACCTGCTCTAATACCATTACCTGTATAACCACCACCATTTAAACTTTGTATTCCATCTACTGCATCACCTAAACCACCACTACCAACTGTTGCAGCATTAGTTATAGCAGTTGTTGCCATTCCAACTAATTTTTGAACTACAAATATATTCATTAACTCATTTATAACTGCTCTAGCTACTGAACGAGATAAATTTTTAAAATCTAAAAATTGTTTGCTTGTAGAATCAAAAAAATCTGTAAATGCTCTTGTTAATTCACCCTCAACTGTATCTGCAAATTGTTTTACTACAGTTATATTTTCTTTTATTGAATTATTAATATTTTCTTGAGCAGTAACACCTTCAGTCTGTGTCGCTTGTAATTTTTTCTCTATTTCAATCTGCTTTTCTCTTTTTGTTATTGCATCTTCCAATAATTCAATTTGTTTTTTTGCTGCTTCTAATGGTCTTGTATATTGAGGGATCGCACCAAATCTTTCTACAAGTTCTGTATTTCTCTGCAATTTAGCATTTTGCTCATCTAAAGATGTATTTAATTCATCTAAAGATTTTGTAAATAAATCAGGCTTTATTAAACCCATAGCTTCTGCGAAATCAAGAATAGCTTTTGATGTATTAACAAATGCACTTTGTAATGGAACTAAAACTTGTCGTTTTAATCTATTCATAGTGTCGTTAAATGCTTCAGCATTTCTAATTGTTTCTTCATCTATGATGCCAGTAGCAGATTCAGCTAAATCATCCATAGCCATAGCACCACTTTTTATAAGATTAGCCATTTGAATACCAACTCTTGAGCCAAAGACTTGAGCTAATAATCCACTTCTCTGTAAAGGGTCTTGTATAGATTCTAAGGTATGGAAAAATTCTTTGAATAAATCTTCAGTACTTTTAGTTTGACCACCAGCATCTTCTAAAGAAATTCCCATTTCTTCAAAAGCTCTTTTAGCTAAACCAGTACCCATAGTAGCTTCACCAACACCCTTAGCAAAGAATCTAAGAGCTTTAGTAAAACCTTCTGTGCTTATTCCTGATTGCTCAGCAGCAAATTGATATTGCTGTAAGAATGTTGTGCTTACATTTACAGAATCGGCAAGTTTACCAATATCATCAGCAACTTGTAATGCTTGATTACCAAATTGAACAAGCTGTCTAACAGCAAATACACCAGCAAAAGCACCAGCTAATTTTTTCATAGCTGATTGTGTACTGTTGATATTTTTATTTACTGAATTAAAACCCTTTTTACTTTTATCTTGGGCTGTAATTCTTAATTTATAATCAGTTGCCATTTCTTATCTGCCTATTCTTTTCCTCTAAATATGCTAACCATCCTGTAAATTCGGATAAGGTCATCTTTTCTTCTAGTTCCTGAAGTGTGCAATGCAACATTTCAGCTAGATAGTATTTAGCAAATAAGTCCTTATCCTCTACTACTTTTTTGCTTGTTGTTCTACACTTGGAGCAGACATTATTTCAGTTGCGACTCTTGCAAGTACATCTTTATCTACACCATTCATAAGCGTATGTTTATCTGATAGATCAAATACTTTTTCACCATCAGAATCTAAGGCTTTATATATTAAGCAATAAGCCATCAATGCTACATCATCGTCTTTTGCATATCGTTGCAATTTAGACATTTCTGCTAGCGTTAATGGCTTTGCATATACTTTAAGAACCTCATCTCCATCACTCCATTCAGGTATCTCTATCTCTTTGATTTCTAAAGAATCAAAATGAGCTTTTGCCTTATCTATAAGTTTCATGTTCTTATACTGTTGTTGATGTTAATGCACCATTACCTTGTACTGAAATGCTAGCTTCAACCAGTCCATCAAATGATGCACTTCTTGAAACACCAGTAACAATAGCTGAACCAGTATAATAAGTATCACCTGATGCATCTCCTTCAGGATATACATTAAGAGTTACTTCTGAGCCAATGGTTAAAGCACCTTGACCACTAGTATCAGTCTCATCCCAAAATACATCTAAACTTCCTGAGAAAGAAGTCAATGATGACTTATATGAACGAGCAGTATCTCCCATTGAAGTATCTTCCAATGTGTCTGCTGATTCTTCAATAGAATAAGACCTTATTTCAGCTACAGCATTAGAACCGACTTTTACAGTTCCTTCACTTCCTTTATGTGTTGCCATTTTCTACCTCGTCTTTCGACTTTTTCTTAGAAGAAGATTTAATTTTATCTTGCGAATGGACTGCTTCCTCTTTCCAACCCATATTCAATAAAGACTCAACCTTAGAAGGATGAGCTTCTATAGAAACTTTGCCATCAGGACTAATCATTTTCATAACTGTCTCCTATACTGCTACGTCAGGATTAGTTTCCTGAACATAGTAATTTGCTAAGAAGGTTAAACTCACATATCCTAGTGGTTTCTCACCTTCACCATTAAACTCTATTTCTGTTGATTCTAAATAGCAATCTTTAGTTAATCCATCTAAAGTTCTATCTGCTGCTATTGCTTCCTCAACTTCTTTTGATATTGTATCAATAGTATCATCAAAGTCACTAGTAGCTTTTGCATATCCTTCTACTACTACTGACAATTCTCTACTCATAACTCTATCAGTACCTATCACTATAGGTTCAGATGTTTCTGACTTAGTATAGATAACTAATGCTGGTACTGTTTCTAATGGATAAACCCTTGACTCATAGACTCTTGATCCAGTTGTAGTTAGACCAGTTAAAGTAGTACCAAACTTTTCTCTAATTTGTTGTCTTATATGATTTGCCATTATATTTCCTCTAACATTAATGCACTAAAACCTGTTCTATCTGCTTGTATATTAACAACAGTATAGCTTTGTGCTGCTTTGAGTATATTACCATTTGTATCTTTTATTGCAGATACATCTAATCTATTTCCGAATGCAATATTGGGAACATCTATAGTTCTGCAATAGGCTATTGGTTTTAATGCTTCAACACCAATACCCTCTTCTTGTTCTACATATTCATTATTTAAAATAATATTGATTGTTGTAGAAGTACCTGAATTTGTATAGACAGCAGAAACCCCATGACCAAAATTAATATCTAAATATCCAGCCATATCTAATTCAGTTTCTAATCTAAATTGAGACATTATTGCTCCTCTAAAACCAATGAAACTAAACCTGTATTATCAGGTTCTACTGTTTTTACTAAAAAGGTAGTTTCAGATTTAAGAACATTACCTTTATCAGTTGTTATTGCATCAACAATTAATCTATCTTCTTGAGATATATAGGGTACATCAGATGCTTTGACTATTGCTCTTGGTTGATAACCAGCAACAGGAACAGTACCACCTTCTATATTGAAATATTCTTGATCAATTATAATATTTATACTATAGGCATCACCTGAATCAATATCAAACCAAGTATCAATTAATCCTTGTCTTGCATCCCATAGTGATGATTGAACCTCAAAGAAAGTGGCAGTAACACCATGACCTGTTGTTGTATCAACATAGGCGTTAAAATCTAATGCACTCTCTAAAGGCATGATTTATTTTTTAGCTCTAGTCTTAGGAGCTTTTACTTTTGAAGTTTCTAAACCTACGCTTCTATCTTCTTTTTTTGCTTTAGGTTTAGCTGTATGAACTTCAGCTTTTCCATAACCACATAAAGCATGACCTTCATGCTCGTGTAGTTCAACTATATCGCCAGCATGAACCTTAGAACCACCAGCCATTGTATCTGTTAATATTTTGTATTTTTTCATATTTAAGTTGGGGGTATTACTACCCCCATTCCATTTAAGCATCAGTTAATTAGTCGCTTGATTTACAGAAAGATACTGCATGTCTTACAGCAACATCAACAGTTTGTAGAGCAACAATTCTTACTCCACCTGAAGTTGATAATGCATAAGGATCAACAGTAATATCTAGTCCACCATACATACCAATTAATAAGTCTGCAAAGTTTCCAAAGTAGAAATCACCACTTGTTACTTGATTACTTCTAACAACATTATAACCATTCATAGTGTTATCAGGAGAAACAACAAACTGAGCAGTACCAGTAGCTTTTTCAGTAGTTTTTAAAGTACCGAAGTCAGCAGGTCTACAGATATATCCTAAAGAACCAGTTAAAGCATTGTCGTTAGCAACAGCACTTTCCATAGCTACAATCTCAGCCCATGTTGGGTTAGCAGCAGCAAATGTAGTTGTGTTAATACCTGAAGTGTTAGCAATACCAGTTGGTTGACCACTTGAACCTGAACCAGCTAAAGCACCTAAGTCAATTGCAGTAGCGATTGATTTTGTTAGATCATCTCTGATTAAGTTCTCAACATCTAATGAAGATTGTTGTAATAAGAGTCTTGTTGCATCAGTAAAAGCACCGATTACTTTAGGAGACATTGTTACTGAACCTGAAGTAAATTCTGATTCAGAAGCAGCAGTTCCTTCTGTAGCAATCCAGCCAGCAGATGAAGCAGCAGTTTTCTTAGGAATTACAACATTACCTTGTAATCCTCTTAACATTGTTGCTCCAGCTTGCATTACTGAAGATTCATTTCTTAATACATCAATAAAATCTCCACCTCTGTAATCTTCACTTATTAGTGTTGAATCATCAGATGAATTGATGTCTCTTTTGCCCCAAGTTCTTAGGACTTCAGCAGGCAACATAATACCTTGTGCATCTTTACCATACTGTCTAGCAGCTTCAGCAGAACATTCAAATTCAAATTCTGCATCTTTCTGTGCTTGTCTGTCAGATGGGTTAGCCATAGCTCTAATAGCTTTTACTAGACTGAACTCTCTAACTTCTTCTTTAGTCATGCCGATTTCTGAAGGAGTTTCTAAAGGAGTATTGTTAGAAATATTTTCTAATAAAATTCCTCTAAATTCTGCAACAGAGATACCATCACTAATTGCTTTATCAGCTAAATCTCTTTTGTTGTGCTTAACAGCTAAATCTATGATTTCTTTTGAATTTCTTTTGAATTCAG